AAAAATGCGTTAGGTGCTAATACTTCTGGATCTTCTAATATTGGTATAGGTAGGGCTTCTGTAGAAAATAATACCTCTGGAAGTAATAATGTTGGAATAGGTGCTTTAGCTTTAGATGCTAATACTACAGCAAGTAATAACACAGCAGTAGGAACTAGCTCTTTAGGTGCTAACACAACTGGAGCTAATAATACTGCGGTAGGTATGAATTGCCTTTCCGCTAATACAACTGGTACAGAAAATGCTGCGATTGGTCAAGCAGCTTTAACTGCAAACACAACTGGAGATAAGAATACAGCTGTTGGAAGATTAGCTTTACAAGTAAACACAACTGCTGATAATAACACTGCTCTTGGATATAACTCTTTAGCATCAAACACAACTGGAGCTAATAACACTGCGATAGGAAAAGGTGCTTTAGATGCTAATACAACTGCAGATCACAACACAGCTGTTGGGTATCATTCTTTACAAATAAACACAACTGGAACGCAGAATGTAGCTGTGGGTGCTTTAGCTTTAGATGCTAATACTACTAGACATGATAACGTAGCTATCGGCTATAGAGCATTAACAAATCAAAGTATTGCTGACCAAAACACAGCTATTGGTTCAAATTCTATGGCTGCCAACCAAACTGGTGAATATAATACTGCTGTTGGTTATAAGGCTTTAACTGCGAATACAACTGGTAATTCTTCAGTAGCTGTTGGTCAAGGTGCTTTAAGTAGTGCTACAACTGCAAACCAAAATACTGCGGTAGGTAAAGATGCTTTAAGTAGTGCTACAACTGGACTTTCAAACACAGCTGTAGGAAAAGATGCTTTAAAAGCAAATACTACAGCAAATAATAACACCGCAGTGGGTACTGATGCCTTAAAAACAAATACTACTGGTACACAAAATAATGCAGTAGGATTTCAGTCATTACGATATACTACTACTGGGTCAGAAAATAATGCTATGGGATACTTAGCATTACAAAACAATACAACTGGTGCAAACAATGTAGCTATTGGTGATGAAGCCCTAGGAGCTAACACCACAGCTAATGATAATGTAGCGATCGGAAGGCAAGCATTAAGGGTAAGTACAACTGGACAGTCAAATGTAGCTGTAGGTTCTAATGCTTTAGATGCAAATACTACGGCTAGTAGCAATACAGGAATTGGTCACGCTGCTTTAACTTCTAACACAACTGGAGCTCAAAACGTAGCTGTTGGTGCTTTAGCTTTAGATGCTAACACAACAGCCTCAAACAACATCGCTGTAGGTTATGGTTCACTAACTAGCAACACAACAGGATCATCAAACACGGCTATGGGCCATAATTCTATGGCACTTAATACCACAGGAACTCAAAATGTTGCTCTTGGTATGCAGACTTTATTCCATAACAATGCCAACGATAATGTTGCAGTAGGCCATTACTCTTTAGAAAGTAATACATCAGGTTACGGAAACACTGGTGTAGGTAAAAGTGCTTTAGATGCAAACACAACTGGATTTCAAAACACTGCTGTAGGTTCTGGTGCTTTAGACGCTAATACAACGGCTGGATACAACACAGCAGTTGGATATATTGCACTTACAGATAATACAACAGGTCAAGTTAACTCTGCGTTAGGTTGGGGTGCATTACAACGTTGTACTACTGGAAACAATAATACTGCTTTTGGTGGTTCAGCTCTTGCATATTTGACAACTGCATCTAATAACACAGCTATAGGTAAAGATGCTTTACAAGCAAACACAACTGGAAGTAAAAATACTGCTGTAGGTGGTTCAGCATTAGATGCAAACACGACTGGTGGTGATCTAACTGCGGTAGGAGAGGGAGCACTAGGAGCAAATACAGAAGGTAATGGTAACACAGCAATAGGGCAGCCTGCTTTGTTACTCAACACTACAGGATCTAACAACACTGCAGTGGGAAATGATGCACTTAGAACAAGCACAACTGCCTCTGACAATACAGCGGTGGGAAAAGATGCTTTATTATTAAATTCAACTGGAACGCAGAACACTGCTGTAGGTTCTGGTGCTTTAGATGCTGTTACTACAGGAAGTTATAATACCAGTGTGGGAAAAGATGCTGGCAGTGACATTACAACTGGTGACAACAATCTTTTGTTAGGCACTAGTGCTGGTACATCTAACTCTCCCTCTGGTAGCATTACAACAAGTGACCATAACGTGTGTCTTGGAAGTAATAATATCCTTAATTTATTTTGTGCTGATACTACTATTTCTTCTTCGGATTCAAGAGATAAAACAGATGTAAGTGATTTTAGTCTTGGACTTGCTTGGATTAACGCATTAAGACCTGTTACCTATAGATGGGATAGAAGAACATGGTATGGAACAGACGCAGAACCCTATGGCACACCAGATGGATCAAAAAAAAGAAGTAAATTGAATCTTGGATTTTTAGCACAAGAAGCATTAGAGGTAGAAAAAGCAAATGGCTATGGCACATCAAATGATAATTCACTTATATGTAATCTTACTGAAGATGGAATGTCTTATGGAATGAAATACGAAAGACTTATTCCAATACTTGTAAACGCAATTAAGGAGCTATCAACAAAAGTTGCAGCACTTGAAGCTGCATAAACAAATTTATTTATTTTAAAAACAATGGAAGAAAGAACTACTGATGAAATCGCAGCGATCTTTGCTGCTGCCGGCGATAGCGTTACTGTAATAGGCATCGCTAAAACTGAAGAGGAAACAGAAGCAGAATGGAAAGAGAAAATCCAACGTAATGTAGAACACCTTGAAATTATCAAGGGCTACAAAAAGTTAGATGGAACAACATCTATTTGGACTGGCGAAGATTTTACTGCAATAGATAAAGCTATCGTTGATGGAAAGAAACTCTATTCCTAGTATAGACTTACCTCCACCGTTAGACTTACCTCCACCGTTTACCATCCAGACGGTGGAGATACCCTTACCTACGGCAGATGTTCCCTCATATCAACCTTTGGTCGTACCTCCGAGCGATTTACGAAGGCCCGAAGGTACAAAGGAGGTACAAACAGAAGAAAACCCACCCCCAAAAATCCACTTCCCACCCTTACCTAGTATCCCTTTACCATCGCAAGAAGTCTTAGTTGCTGCGTCTGTTACAGCTGTAACTGCTGTAGCAGCTACGACTATTACACAACCTGTATTTAAAGCGTTAAAGGAGAGAATACAAAAGTTCTTACAAGGCAAGATTAACAAATGGAAACAAAACCGCCAGAAAAGAAAGGCATCCTCAGAAAATTAAAAGAGAATGTAGAAGACCATGACGAACAGATGCAAATACTAGGAGCCATGGTGCGTCTAGGTGTAGTCATCTGGTCTGGTTTTATTATTACACTAAACTACGTAGAGCTACCTATGGTTAAAAAGACTGGGGCATCGTCCGATATTACGTTCGTCGCCTCGATTTTTACGGGTGCACTGGCCACGTTCGGGCTGTCTACAGGTAGAACAAAAGGCGAAAAAGACAAACAACCAAAAGTATGAAAAATCTAATCATACTCTTAGCTCTGTTATCACCCGCAGTAGCAAGAGCTAATACTGTCACCCCTCAGTTTACTACAGGGTCGATGACAAGCACAACAACTACCACTCAAACTATAAAGGAAGTTACGAAAAAAGAGGTAATGGGAGCTGCTGTTAAAACTTGGTCAGGTACTAATGTAACCCCATCAGGAAATATCACTGCTGCCGATACTACTTTTTCTGTTAAAGATGATACCAAAGCGTGGCAGATGGAAACAACAACTAGAGCCGCTGGAATTATAGAAAAATGGGATATCACAACAGATTATACAATAAACTCTACCACAAACTCCTACTCTGTCTTCTCACAATAAGCAGTCCAGTACTAGCTGAAGGAGAGACTCACAACAATTCAAATCCTGTAGCTGCTGCTACGGGTAATGTGACGAACCAAGCCGTGCAGTTTCAAAACAACGGTGCGTCGTCACGTCAGGTATATGGCCCTAACATACAATGTAATGGGTCTACCATGACATTTAGTCCATTTTACATGGGTAGCCATACAAACCCTTATTCACATGATGAAGACTCGAGGGATCTATATCCTTCTAGTTATCAACTAAATGAAAACTGGGGCTTTCAAATTAATTTTATGGTTCCGCTTGATAAGAGTGGATATAAACTATGTAAGAAAATAGCTGAACGTCAAGAACAAAAAATGAGACTAGACTACGAGCTAGTCCGTGCGTTGAAATGTGCAGAACTAATGCAACGTGGCTTTACTCATCATCCTCAATCAAAGATGAAAGTATTATGCCAAGATATTGTACCTATATCTGCCCTGCAACCACCTAAAAATAAAAACAAATTTTGGCAAAAATGAGCACTATTTCAGAACAGATAGCAGCCCGTGAAGCAGCTGCAAAGAAAAGAAAACCAAAAGCAAAACGAGACGAGAACGGACGTTTTGTTAAGAAAACAGAAGATACAGCAGACCTAACAACCCCATCATTCTAATGATTGCACTAATTAAACCAATACTGTTCAAATTTATGGGCAGCAAAGCTGTAAAAGAGCTTGTAGTAAAATTACTAGAAGCATACAGTAAGACTACTGACAATACAGTAGATGACAAGCTAACAGCTCTTGTAAAGAA